ATATTATTTTCTTTTATTAAATTAAAAATTTGATGTTTATATTCTGCTAATGCTTCACCAATCCAATTGGTTTGGTTTACAGCATGAAATTTAGTTGCTTCTTCTAATGATTCATACATAATTTTTCTCTTTATATTCTTTGTAATGCTTATAGCATAGCTCTGTAAATTTAGTCAAATGTAAAGCTTCCGCAAATGTATTTACTTTATATGCATCAATACCCTCATAACCCATTTCTTTTGCTACTCTAAATCTATAATGACCACAATGGATTTCATCATCTTTAAATACAGCAGGAAATAATAATCCATCTTCCTTCATGTATTTACGAACAGTCTCTAAATGTTTTTGATCCCAGTCTATTTTGTTTTCTAAAGTATCAAAGTTTATAGTAGATAATTTTTTAGGAAACCATACTATTCTGGCTTTCATTATATTCATATTAGCCTCTATACTATAGACTAAATGTATTGTAAAATGCATTTATGGCTTTAACAAAAATACCTTTTAGACCTGGTTTTAATAAGCAATTAACAGATACCCAGAATGAAAACAACTGGGTAGATGGGGATAATGTGCGTTTTAGATACGGTCAACCTGAAAAAATAGGAGGTTGGGTTCAAGAAACTTCTTCCGAATTGATTGGAGCTGCAAGATCAATTCATACGTTTACAGATTTAGATGGTCGTAAGTATGCTGCGATTGGTACTAATAGATTATTATATGTTTATTATTCAGGTGAGTTTTATGACATTACTCCTATTGACCCTGACCGACAGCAAACAGGAGCGGATATTACTACAACAAACGGTTCAACAACCGTCACAATTACAACTACAGGAGCAAATAACTTAGAGCCTGGGGATATTGTTACATTTGAAAATGCAGGATCTTTTACTGGTGGTCAAACAAATTATACGGCTACTGATTTTGATGATGTTTTGTTTGAAGTTAAAACAGTTCCAAGCACTACAACTTTTACAATAGAAATGCCTACCGCGGAAACAGGTACAGGAGCCACGAACGACGGAACATTAGACCCTTTACCTTATATTCAAATCGGCCCCTTAGTTCAAACACCTGGATATGGATGGGGTGCAGGAACTTGGGATGCGGGAACTTGGGGAACTGCTAGAACTACTACTAATACTTTTTTAGATCCTGGGTTATGGTCTTTAGATAACTATGGTCAAATTTTAATAGCTACTGTTTTAAATGGCAGATCGTTTGAATGGTCTCCGTTAAACACAGATACAGCTGCACTACAAACAAGAGCAACCAGTATTGCAAATAACCCTACAAAATCTATAATGACTATTGTGTCTGATAGAGATAGACATTTATTTCATTTAGGAACCGAAACAACAATTGGATCTCCTTCTACACAAGATAAAATGTTTATTAGATTTTCTGATCAAGAGAATAGAAGTGTGTATCAACCTACCTCAGTTAACACTGCTGGGACTTTTCAATTAGACTCTGGGACTGAAATAAGAGGTGCGGTTCAAGGTAAAGATTTTACGTTTGTTGGTACTGATACTTCAGCTTATATTATGCAGTTTGTCGGTCCGCCTTTTACATTTTCTATTAGACAAGTAGGATCGAACTGTGGAGTTTTAGGACAAAACTCAATGGTGTTTGTAGACACCTCAGTGTATTGGATGTCTGACGAAGGTGGATTTTTTACCTACGACGGATCTGTAAAAAGAATGTCTTGTCCTGTAGAAGACTTTGTATTTAAAACAACAGGGACTAACCCAGGTTTAAATTTTAATGCGGGTCAACAGGTATATGCATCACACAATAGTTTATTTAATGAAATCATTTGGTTTTATCCTGATGCCTCAAGTAATTTTGTAAATAGAATGGTTATTTATAATTATTTAGAAGGCACTTGGGTCACAGGAACTTTAGCAAGATCATCTTACGCAGACCAAGCTGTATTTGATAAACCTTACGGGACTAAGTTTACACAAAACAGTGCACCTAACTTTCCAACAGTTAACGGTATAAGCGCATCTCAAGGTAAATCCACATATTACCAACATGAAACAGGAGTCAATGAAGTAGACTTTAATGGTAACAAAACTGCTATAGCTGCTTTTATTGAATCAGGTGACTTTGATTTAGATATTGGAGGAGAAGGAGAGGTGTTTATAAAAATAAGAAGATTTGTTCCAGATTTTAAAGTGTTGCAAGGTAACGCTAAAGTTACAATGCAGTTAAGAGATTATCCAGCAAATTCTCAATCTAGTTCTCCTTTGGGGCCATTTACAGTAACCAGTTCTACAACTAAAATAGATACTAGAGCTAGAGCGAGACTAGCTGCTTTAAAAATAGAAAACGATTCAACAGATGAAAATTGGAGATTAGGTTTATTTAGATTTGATTTTCAACCAGACGGTAGAAGATAATGGCTAAAGTTACAGTACAAATACCAGAGCCTAGTGAAAAATATGATTCAAATAATCAAAGACAATTAACAGCGTCTTTAGAAACATTAAAAAATCAATTAAACTTTGCTTTTCAAGAAGAGTTAAAACAAGAAGTAGAAAGATTTACTTGGTTTAATATGAGGTCAAATTAATGAGTTGTAATAATGTCAACGTTGAACCAACTGTAATTGGTGGTGGAGATGGCTCTACTGCTTATGATGCATTTGGAAGATTAAGAGTATCTAATCCACTTACTATATTTGATTCTACAAATGTATTATCTAAAAATAATCTGTTCGATGAATCATTAACTGGATCAGGAACAGTTAGTTATACAGCAAATAAATCTACAGTTAATTTAAATGTCACCACAGCTAGTGGTGATAAAGTTATTAGACAATCTAAAAGAGTAATGTCTTATCAACCAGGTAAGTCATTATTAAATTTAAATACATTTGTAATGAATGCTCAAGAATCTGGGTTAGAACAAAGAGTTGGAATGTTTGATGCAAACAATGGAATATTTTTTGAAGACACAGGAACAGGTTACCAAATAGTAAGACGTACTTATGTTACTGGTTCTGCTGCAGATAATGATGTTGCTCAATCTTCTTGGAACGGAGATAAATTAGATGGTACAGGAGCTTCTGGTTATACATTAGACCCAACTAAAGCTACTATTATGTTTACTGATTATGAGTGGTTGGGTATGGGATCCGTTAGAGTTGGATTTGTAATTGATGGTAAATTTATTGTTGCTCATACTTTTTTAAATGCAAATAACTTATCGACTGTTTATATGCAGACAGCAAACTTACCAATAAGATATGAAATAGAAACAACTGGCACTATATCTGGTGCAGCAGTATTACAACAAGTATGTTCCACAACTATGATTGAAGGTGGCTATGCTCCTGGAGGATTAAGGCAATCAATCGGAACCGCGTCTCTTGGAGGTGTTAATTTAACAACAGCTGGAACTTATTACAATTTAGCGACTATAAGATTAAAGTCCTCAAGACCTTACGCTGTTATTGTGCCAATAGACATTGCTGCATCAGCTATATCTAACTCTGATTTTCAAATAGAACTTAGATTAAATGCTACACCATCTACTGCATTTTCGTACACAAGTTATTCAGATAATGTAGAATATGATCTAACAGGAACTACAACGATTACAGGTGGGACAATCGTCGGACAAGCTTATCTATCTGGTAAAGGTGCAAATAATTTACAGTTTCAACAAGATGGTTTTAATTTTGAATATCAATTAGGACAGACAATTGGTGGAACATCTGATACATTAACACTATGTGCTAAAGGTGGGTCAAATGGAGATGACATCTGTGGTACATTAAAATGGGTTGATTTAACATAATGGCAAATATATATAAAAACGCATTCTATGATCCAACGACTACAGCATCTACGACGCTGTACACAGCTCCAGCTAATGCTAGAGGTATTATACAAAATATTCAAATCACTAATGAATCGGGGTCGAAGATCTGTAAAGCGTCGGTCACGGACGACTCTGCATCAACTACTTATCAAATAGCTTATGCAAATATTAGTGGGCCTACAATTTGTAATGTCGCAAAGGGGCCAATTATATTAGAAGAGAATGATTCTATTGCACTTGAAACATCGACCACGGACGCTATAACAGCAGTTATATCTATATTAGAAATAAGTAGAGAAGATCAGAATGGCTAAACAAAAATTTACACACTATGTCCCTCGTCCAAAGCCTAAGAAACGTCCTGGACGTCACAAGAAGACACTTAACAAAAATGAAAAAAGGGATTATAAGAAATATAACAGACAAGGAAGAACATGAGTAAAACAGTAATAATAGACGGTAAGGAAGTTCCAGTATTACCAGCTAAAGCAGAAGAAGAAATTCTTAACAAAAGAACTGGTACGAAGTATGCTAGTAAAGAAGAATTTGATGCTGATGTTGCAGATTATAATACTGATACTACTGCCGACGATTTACAGATTAATCAAAAAATAACAGTTGCATCATTAGATATATTTGGTAAAACCAAGTAATGTTACCTCAAGGTGGAACTGAACTCCAGCATGGGTTTTTAGAAAATCATGCTGACAAAAAACTATTGGATCAAGTACAGATAACAACTTCTGTACCTGAAAAGATTCCCTTACATCCAACTAAACCAAATATACTTTGGCAAAAAAATTCATATGATCAACCTAATATTGCACCATGGTTCAGAGATCGAAACAATCATAATAAATATGATTGGTATGTATTTAATTCTAATTGGAGTTATGAAAAATTTAGAATGGCATTTGATATACCAACTGAACGATGTCACGTAATTAAAAACGGTTGTACAAGTTTTCCAACAAGGAAACCTTATAAAAAAGGTGATCCTATTAGAATCATTCATCAAAACACCCCTTGGAGAGGTTTAAGTGTATTACTTGGTGCAATGCAGTTAGTAAAAAATCCATTAATAAAATTAGATGTATATAGTTCTACAGAAGTTTATGGAGATGAATTTAAAAAACGTAATGATCATACATACGTACCACTTTATAAACAAGCTTCTGAATTACCGAATGTAAACTACATTGGTTATAAACCAAACAATTTTATTTTAGAAAATTTAAATAAATATAACATGTATGTATATCCAAGTATCTTTGAAGAAACATCTTGTATATCAGCAATAGAATCTATGTCAGCTGGGTTGTATTCGATTGTAACTAATTTTGGTGCATTATATGAAACTTGTGCAGAGTTTCCTATGTATGTAACCTACACAAAAGATTATAAAATATTAGCGCAAACGTTCGCTGCAGCAATTGATATGGCCGCTAGCACTTTACATGAACCAGTTATTCAAGAAAATTTAGATATGCAACAAGCTTTTTATAAAAAATATTACAATTGGAATAAAAGAGCTATGGAATGGAACAATTTTTTACAAGGCGTCATTAATGCAAAAAAGTAAAAATTGGTCTAATGATGACACCTACCAAACAATTAAAGAGGTAAATGTAAAACCACAAGATTCTTCAGAACCTATATGGTTTAATAAACCAGAACCTAAAAAAGATAATAAACAAATAAGACTTTGTGTAGGAACTCCTGTTCATTCAGAAGTATCTATTCACTACACACAATGTTTATTAGAAATACAAAAAGAATTTATGAAGAAAGGTAATAATGTATCTTTTTTAATGCATAAGTCTTCATTAATCACACAAGGTAGAA